ACAACTCTCCATATTCTTATTGGTAATTCATTCCAATTAGTTTTTTTCATTTATTTCCTCGCTTTCTGTTTTTTAATTCTATTTTCACAATCTTTTAGATCCATGAATAAATAGAATTTCTTTTTATATTTTTTCTCTAGTATCTCTGTGATTGATTTGTAGTCTTTAGCTTTCATAAGTTCCCTTTCTATTTGTTTATTATATCTTTGTATCTTGCTTGTTGTTCTTTGTGGTGTTCCCAATCAATTAAAGCTATATAATCAAGACTAGCTAATTCTTTTAAATCTTGATCTTTCCATGCTTCAACAATTCTATCTCTGTAATTTTCAACAACTGATTGAGAATATAAAGCTGATTTTCTAATATTGATTAAATCTTTAACTTGGTACCGATCAGCTTTTAATAAACTTTCAGCAATGTTTTTTACTGTAAATAATTTTGCACAATCATTTACTGACGCTTCAAAGTCGCTTGAGGGTCTATTGTATCTGTGTATTTTTTCATCTTTTTTATTCATGTTAAATATCTCATCCCTATAAGGTGTCCATGTGATATTGCTTAAAATGTGTAATTGACTAAAAGCTGTGTCTATTACTTTTTTGATTTGTTTTTGTTCTTTGTTCATTGTTTTACCTTTCATTAGTTGTTTTTATTATAGTTATAAATGTGGCAATATTTAGGCATTGTCTGGCAAGCCTAAAAACATTGACATAAATCCACCGAATACTATTAAAATACCAAGTAGTCTGTGATCTGCTGAGTGTATAAAAGTAATAAAACCGATCATTACGACTATAAACCCTATTAACAGCATTAGTAATCTTGCAATTACTTCTGTATAATTTACTTTATTGTTTTTCATTTGTGTTACCTTTCATTAGTTAATTAAAGTTAATAAATAAATGTGGCTATAATTAGGCATTAATTTCAAATTTTAAAATATGCTCTGTTTTTGCACTTTTATCACGCATTTTAAAAATAATATCTCTAACTATTTCTCTGTCTATACTATCCCCATCAAATTCAAGTTTCATATTAGACAATCTTATTTCCATTGCTCTATCTAATTCTCTAATGGTTAAGTTATTATTAAAAAAATCTTTATATATTCCAACGTCTTTTCCATAAAAAGACCAGAAATAATCTTTAAAGTTTTTTGTGTGTTCATTTATTCTAATTTTATTTTTTGTCATAGTTTTCTTTGGTTAGTTGTTTTTATTATAGTTATATTTATGTCTTAATTTAGGCAGTTTTTTTATCTCTTAATAAAGCCAATAATGTTTCCATTTTTATCACACTTCCAACCCATAGATTCCTGTCTTTTAATTATATTAGACAATGAATCTTGATCATATTGTTTTATTACTTCATCATAATTAAGATGTGAATATTTTGGCAGTTGCTGAACGTATGACTGTTCATCATCACTTAAACAATCAAACCAATCATGACCTACATCATTAATATTAATTGTTTTTGTTTTAAAAACTTGATCGCTAAAATTATTAAAGAAATCAAAATTTTTATTTGGCACAAGATCTTGAATTGTAGCATATTTATTTTTTGTCATAGTTTCTTTTGGTTAGTTGTTTATTTTAAATTTGTTATTGAGATTTTGCCATCACCAATAATAGAATAGCTTTCAACCTCGTAATGATTTTTAAAAACTTTATTATGCTCTATGATTGCATCTATCCAATCTTTACAATTTACAGTTAATCTAGTTTTTCTTAACTCATCATGTGTAGCATTTTTATAAATGTATTTTGCAACACTAATTAAAAATGTTTTTTTGTTTGTTTTTGTCATTGTTTCCCTTGGTTTATTTGTTTTAAACATATCCATATCATATATATATATTTATTGAAGTCAATACAAAAAAGATATATTTACAAAATTATTTTATGTGTGATATTATTGCAACAGTATGTGATATATTTACAGTTTAGAATAGTTATAATGTAATGTGTTAGGTGTAAAGAAAGTTATTAAAAGATCCTATTCCAATTTATAGACAGCAATTTTTTTTTCTCACATCATAACAGACGACAATATAATTTATAAAGCATTAACCGCATTAGGTTTGATAATGTTTAGTTACCACTAATCTAAAAAAGATATATATATAGAGTGTAACCCTCTTTTTTGTAAAAATTTTGACCCCTATACCCCCAAATGCACCCGCATTTTATTATATATATATATACCGGACTTGAGGACACCCTTACAGCCACCCACACCTTTATACACATACATCTTTTCTGTTTTATTTTTTTTAAAATCCACTACATGTAGTATATGGATTACTTTAGTGCAGACGATTTAGATTCAGTTGCTTACATAGAAGAAGGCACAAACAATGTCATATTAAAATTCTATGGCTTTCCCAATAAACTAGCAGCCGATCTATTTATCAACTATGCTATGTTCAATATGGGTTTTGATTACCAACCTATAGATGGTATGAAGTCTGACATGATACACTAGATATGGATATTAAAATACCTTACACACCAAGGAAGCATCAAGCTCACTTGCACAGACAGATAGATAAACACAGATGGAACGTATTAGTATGCCACAGAAGATTTGGCAAAACAGTATGTATGATCAACCACTTAATCAGGTCAGCACTACTGTCCAAACTTAGTAACCCTAGGTTCGCCTACATTGCTCCAACCTTTAAACAAGCAAAGTCTATTGCATGGGATTACATGAAACAGTTCACCGCCAAAATACCCCACACTAAATTTAACGAAACAGAACTAAGAGTAGATTTACCTAATGGTGCTAGAATCACCTTGCTAGGCTCAGAATCCCCAGATGGGTTAAGAGGTATATATTTAGATGGCTGCGTGATTGATGAGTACGCAAATGTAAACAGTAAGTTGTTTCCAGAAATAATTAGACCAGCATTATCAGATCGTAAAGGTTACTGTGTGTTTATAGGTACGCCAATGGGAATGAACAATAATTTCTATGAGTTGTACCAACACGCACAAGGTGCGGAGGATTGGTTTAACTACAAAGCAAAAGCTAGTGATACTAAGATCGTAGACAATGATGAGTTGGTCAAGGCAAAAGAAGTAATGGGTGATAAGAAGTTCCAGCAAGAGTTTGAATGTGATTGGATTGCTAACATTGAAGGTGCAGTATATGGGGATGTCATTGCAAAACTAGATGATGATAAACAGCTTACAAGAGTTCCATACGATCCTGCCTTACCAGTATCTACAGCATGGGATCTTGGGGTCTCCGACCACAGTAGTATAATATTCTATCAGCAGTTAGGCAGAAGCATTAACATAATAGATTACCACGAAGAGAAAGGTCAAGGTTTACCATACTACATTAAGATGATTGATCAGAAAGAGTATGTCTACAAAGATCACTTTGCACCACACGACATTGAAGTTACAGAGTTTGGTAATGGCAAAACCCGGAGAGAGGTCGCCACACAATTAGGATTAAGGTTTAAAGTCGTTCCAAAAATTCCACTAGAGGATGGCATACACGCAACCACAATGATCTTACCTAGATGTTACATTGATACTGACCATTGCAAAAAGTTAATAGATGCGTTAAGACATTACCACAGGAAGTATATTGATAAAAATAGAATGTTTAGATCAAAGCCTGTACACGATTGGAGTTCACACGCTTGTGATGCAATGCGTTACCTAGCAGTTGGACTACAAGAAATTAATACTAGACAATCAGCTCCACAAAGTGTAGCAGATAATAGTTACAGGATTATATAATTATGGGTTCAATATTTAAACCAAAAATGCCACCGTTGCCGCCAGTTCAACCTGCACCACCACCGCCATCAAGCGAGTTATCGCAAGAAGAAAAAGATGCAATAGCAGCAGAACAAAGAGCTATGGATAGAAGAAGAAAAGGTCGTAAGTCTACAATTCTAACTGGACCACTAGGTGTTGAAGAAGAAGCAGAAACAGAATCTAAAACTTTATTAGGATCATAATGTTTGACAAGATTAAAAAAATTTTTAAAAAAAAACCAAAAGTAGAAAAAGAAAAAAGAACTTACGAGAAAGCTATAGATCATGGTAATGACATTACTTTTGAAAATGAAATTAAAAAAGAAGAAGTAAAAGCCAAAGTAAAAGAAACTAAAGAAACAAAATCATCATTAACTTTCGGAGAATAATTATGGGAGGAGTAGCTGCAATAGTAAGATCAAAACCAGAAATTTTTAAACCAGTACAACCTGCTCCAACAGTAGCAGAAGTTTCTCAAAGCGAAGCAACAAATATGGATGGTTATGATTCAAGAAAAGCAAAAGCAAGAGGTAGATCATCTACAATTATGACAAGTTCAAAAGGTGTGGAAGATAAAACTTTAACACTAGGCAAGAAAAGTTTATTAGGACAATAATGGAAGACTTTAATACTTATAATAGAGCTTGGATAAAAAGAGCATTAAATCCAAATACTCCAACAACTGTAGCAAGAGAAACAGTAAGAACCTCTAGCACAGAATATAATGGCAAAGAAATTTTATTTCCTACAATAAGATTAGTAGATGGAAAATTAAAAAAATTTTCAAGAAAAGATGCTTTTAGAATAGCAGTTGAAAAAAAAGATTTTATTTCATTTAATACACCAAAAGAAGCAACTGCTTATTCAAAAGGTTTATCTGGAATGATAAATATGGCAAGAAATAAAAACAAATCTATGTTATCAAAGGATAATTAATTATGGCACGAACAGATTTATCAAAAAGTTTATTATCAAGATACGAAAAACTTGAAGGTCAAAGACAAAATTGGGAAACACATTGGCTTACTTTAAGATTTAAGGATGTAGAAATTGATAATGAAGATGAAGCAAAACTTTGGTTAGAAGCATCTACAGAAGCAATGTACACAGCATTTAACAGATCAAACTTTCAACAAGAAATATTTGAATTGTACCATGACCTAATTACATTTGGTACAGCAGCAATGTTTATTGAAGAAGATGATGATGATATTATAAAATTTTCAACAAGACATATTAATGAAGTGTTTATTGCAGAAAATGATAAAGGTAGAATTGATACAGTATTTAGAAGATTTAAAATAAGTGCTAGAGCTGCAGTACAAAAATTTGGCGACAATGTTTCATCAGATATTCAAGGTATCTTTAAAAAAGATCCATACGAAGAAGTAGAAATACTACACGCAGTTTATCCAAGATCAGATTTTAATCCTAAGAAAAAAGATAAAGCTAATATGCCATTTGAATCTGTTTACTTAGAATATAAAAATGCTAGTGAATTATCTGTTGGCGGATTTAAGGAGTTCCCTTTCGTAGTACCTAGATATTTAAAAGCATCAAATGAAATTTATGGAAGAAGTCCAGCAATGACAGCATTGCCAGATGTTAAGATGTTAAATGAAATGTCAAAAACTACAATCAAAGCTGCACAGAAACAAGTAGACCCACCACTATTAGTTCCGGATGATGGCTTTTTACTTCCTGTAAGAACTGTACCGGGTGGATTAAATTTTTATAGATCGGGTACAAGAGATAGAATTGAACCATTAAACATTGGTGCAAACAATCCATTAGGTTTAAACATGGAAGAGCAAAGAAGAGACAGTATTAGAGCTGTGTTCTATGTTAATCAACTTATGATGCAACAAGGTCCACAGATGACA